TGCGGCGGTGCGTTGGGCGATGCTGATGCCGATGGACTCGCGTAGTTGCGCAATGGGCGATACGCCACGGATGCCGTCGCACGAAAGAGCGCGAACGTGAACCAGGTCGTAACGGTCAAGCGTGGCGTTGCCAGAATACTGCCCGCTTACGCGATAGGTGAGGAAGCGATTGCCGACAAGGCGCTCAACGCTCACATCGGCGGGAGAAATCCACTCCAACTCGCCGGGGTCGCCATTGGCCGAACGGTGAACGCGAGCATAGCCGTTACCGCCAAAACCAACGCCGGTCATCATAAGCTGGCGAAGCTCGTAACCCGTGTGCAGGTCGCCGGGGCGCATGATTGCGACGGCGGCGGGGTGATTGGTAACGATTTCGTGCCCGTCTGCGGTCGGGCGCATCAGGTGCGGTGTAAGCGTGCCCAGCATGTCCGAAAGCAGTCCCACGCACGCGGAAACGGCGGGAACGCCTAGAGCGGTTGAGGTGCTTACGCGGACGCCAGCGGAACTCGCTGAACCGCCGAAATAATCAAGAATAGCCGCGCTGGGGTCAGTGGTGCTTGAACGCTGTTCAGCCGACACGCCCCTACCCAAGCGAGTTAGGGCGCGTCCGGCTGCGTTACGAATAGAAGCAAATGGCTTCGGCACGCATCCTTTGTGCGTGCATGTAAAAACTAAAGCTAACGGTTAAAGTTGGGGGATTTTGTGGTTTGTTTAGCAAGATACTAAACAAAGCTCATCCCCATGCTTACCTTCCCATTTGCAATCGTCTCCTGCCGCGCAGAAAACGCCATCGCGAGCGCAGCGATTCCGTCGATGCGAGACTTTGACCGACCCTTGCTCAATTTTATCCGCGAATCGCCCTTGAATATGACGGATGCCGCTGCGTGTGCCTGCGCAACAGGGTTTCCGAAATGCTTTAACTTACCGGATAGCGTCAATCGCTCAATCTCTTGTAATGAAGGTGAAAGCCAGTAACCTTGACCAACTTTCCCAACTGGAAACGAGTGGTCGTTATGCAATGCTATCCCGATGCCTTGCGACATGCCCTCGTCAAACCCCATTGAAACAAGATCAACCTGCGATTGACGGAAAAGACACTGGTTTTTGATTTCGTGAATGTTGATACACGCACCCTCAGTGGTCTTTATCCATCCGTCTCGCGACCACATATCATAGGGTAAGTTTTCCTTGGCTATGCGTATAGAAAGGTTTTCACCCGGCACCCAAAAATCCCAGGCAACCAAGATTGCGCCCTCTTCGTTCGGGTCTTCCGCAATAGCACAAAGCGCGGTGATGTCTCGCGCCGATGAAGGATCAAGGCCAAACCAGCAACGAAGCCCCTCTAGTCGCGCCCATGCTTCCGATTGAGTGCGGATAGAACCATCGTGACAGTCACGCCATTTATCCATGTCCAAGAAACGCTCTGTGCCGGTGGCCTGCCAGACGTTCAAGTGGTCGCGCATGAAAGCGCGGCGTGCGCCCTCACTTGCCCGCGCTGCCTCAACGCCAATCTCAATTTCCGAAACTGGCTTCACCACGCCAAGCGACGGGTTAGCTTTGTGCCATGATTCGGGGTCGTCCCACTTGTCGCCCGTGTCGATTGTCCAGATGACGCCGAAGTAACAAGCCTCGTCGCCGGTCGCGGGGTCATAGTTTCCGTCGTCAATCGAATCCAGAACCTTTTCGACGCGGTTGTGCTGCTCGTAGCAGATGCTTTCCGTGTCGTCGCCTGACGTGGTAATCTGGAAAATGAGCGGGGAGAACGCCGCGCCGAAAGCGTTGTTGAAAACGTCCCAAAGCTGGCGGTTTTTCCACTTGTGCAGCTCGTCCATGATCGCCAACTCAGGGCGCAAGCCGTCAAGCGTGTCGGAATCGGAGCCAACCGGCGTCCATGTCGAATCAGACGGGACGTGCGTGAGTGTCTTGGTTAGCTTGCGGTATTTCTCAGCCCATGCCTTGTTCGTCTTCGATAGACGGCAGAAATCGCGCCAAACGATCTTGGCTTGGTCTTCCTTCGTCGCGACAGAGAAAACGTCACAGCGGGCATTTGGCGGGGGGAAGGCGAGTTGATAGCCGCCATGCGGGGAAACGTAGCTTGTTTTCCCGTTTTTACGCGGGATTTCAAGGTAAACGTAGCGGAAGCGACGGCGGCGCGGGTCGGAGCGTAGCCGCCAGCCGTAAGTCATCGCCGTGCAAAAAACCTGCCACGGCAAGAACTCCAGGGGCTTACCAGCTAGCGGACCTTCGACGCCATTGAACTCGCGGGCAAAGCGCGTCGGGCGGTATGCCTTTTTGCAGTCGTAAACGAACGGGAACGACTCTTTGCGGGCCGCGATAAGGTCAAGCGCATGTCGACGGCACGCCAGATGCACCCAGCGGTTATGTCGTTCGGGCTTGTTCGCTACATCCTCGGCGAATTGGCGGGCAGGGTCGTCGGTCGGGTATTCGGCGAGGTGCGCCGTGGTAAAATGCCAGCGTTTAGGGCGCATGGTTAGAGCTTAACAAGTGCGCGGGGCTTCGTTGACCAAGGCTTCCACTGAGGATTCGCCAGAATGAACTTGCGGGCGTCGCTCGCCTTCACGTTGTAGCCGCGCACGACCTCGTAACCGGCAAGTGCCATCGCTGCAATCATCTCGCGGCACGCCCAATAGCCGAAGTCGTAGCCCCATTGGTCATGCAGTTCATGCGCGAGTGTCTTTGCCGAAAGAAACGGTTCAGGTTTTACGATGCTCATGCGGATTCCGTGCCTCCGTGTTCAGCGTCAAAGTCAGCCGGACCGCCAGCCGGTTGTTCTGTGTTGCCGAGGACGCCGACAAGCCGGAATCGGGATGCGGGGGAAAGGCCAAGCTGCGTTGCCGCTTCCTTGAACTGCTTGTGCGCCATGCTGCGAACGTCCAAAGCGGGGTGCTTATAGTCGCCGCCCGTCTTGTCGCTCGTCATAAAGTAGCCCTCAGAGGCGAGCGTCTGGTTACACATGGCAATCTCCGCCATCGCCTGTGCGCAGATCGCCAGCAAGGGCGAATCCTCCGGTTCAAGTCGCCCGCTTAACGTCTCGGCAAGCGTATCGTAATGCTTTTTCGCTTCCGCTGAAATCGAATCAGGAGCGGGCGGAACTCCCGCCCCCACGTAGTTTTGCGCTGTTTGGCCTGCGCTGGCTTTTGATACGGGTCCTCGTCTTCCCATGTATGTTTATAAACTAAGTAAAGATTCACAGCGCAAGCGAAATCCTCAACTTGCCAAAATAAATCCCAACATTCGCAAGTTTCACGTTGGCCAACACTTCATAACCTAGTGGCGTGATTCAGCCGCGCCTAGATCGTCAAATCTGCCTGTATAAAGCGACACAAACGCTTGATACGGCTAGTGCGCCCGTGACTACGTGGGCGCATCAGTTTGATCTTTGGTGTGGTCGTGAGCAGGTTAGCGCGAATGAACAGCAATCCGTTTACGCCACACGCGGGACTCAGATTGACCGGCTGCGAATCCGCTTTCTCGCCTGCTTAGAAGACCCCGACGCGCTGCAAAACTACCGCGTGCATTTGAATGGCCGTTACTACGACCTCGTTTCCGCCGTTGAAGACCTCCGTTATGGTCGCCGCGAGTGGATGCTACTCACGCTTGCTTACACGCAGGGCGAGCCAACCCTAACCACGGCAACGGTGCCAGTTATTGCCTGAAATGAGCTTTGAATCCACAGTCAAAGCCCTTTGCGTAGCGTCCGCACCACTTACTACGCTCGTTCCTGCCGGTCGCATTACGTTCAACGAGGCTCCGCAGGGCGTGAACAACCCGTTTATCGTGTTCACGCGCACGTCCACAATCCCCGTAAACACGATGGACGAGGGCGCGGCTAGCAACGTCTCTCAGACCGACAACGTGAACCTTCAGGCGAGCATCTATGGCGTGACGCTCGATCAGTCGGTGGAAATCGCCCGCGTTCTCCGTCGCGTTCTCACCAATGAACCAACACTTCGCGCTCTCTGCACTGGAATTGAGGAATCATATGAGTCCGACGTAAGACTGCGCGGCCAGATCATGACTTTCTCATGCTGGTATGTCGAAACCCTTTCCTAATTTTCACGCAAGCTAACCTCAACTCAATACCATCATGTCAGACCTCATCGGCAACGGAATCTCTATCTTTATCGGCACGGCGGGCGTAGCCCCGGCGATTGCCTTGACTCAAGTAACGGGTGTTTCGCCCAATCTCGGCGATACCAACGTCGTTGACACCACGACCATTGGCGACGGCACGAAGACCAATACTCCCGGCACCCATGAAGGGTCCGAGTTCGCGTTTACGATCAACTTTGATCCTTCCGAGGCTAGTCATGCCACTATCCTTGCTAACAAAGCCGCAAAAACCCGCATGAGTTTTGGCATCACTACGCCCGACACTGGCTCTGCCATGTTCTGGGCAAGCGGTCACTGCACCTCGTTTAGCATTTCTGGGGGCATTGACTCCGTGCTGTCCGCCTCCGTCACCTTCAGCGCCGATTCCGTCTACACCTTCACCGCCTAACCATGAGCGACCTCACCACTGTCTCCCTGGATGGCAAGAGCTACGAGTTGGTGTGGGGCAACCTCGCCCGCGTTCGGTATTCGGGAATCCCCTACGAGACCCGAGCCGCCGTGGGCGTGGTGCCCGTCGCCACGATGCTCTGGTCCGCCATCGCGCAGAAGCCCAACCCGTTCCCAACATGGGAACACCTCGCGGAGCACATCACTCCCGAGAACATGGGCGAACTGAGCGAGAAGCTCGACTCGGTGCTCCCCAAACCGAAGGACGAAGCAAAAAACGTGAGTGCCGAGAGTGGGCCTTTGCCCGACTCACCCTCGGCCTGACCGAAGAGGAGTATCACTTCATGCCACAAGAGCGATACGATGCGCTCTTGTTGGAATGGATGGAGAGAGACCGCTCACGCTACGAGCCAGCCGCGCAGATCGCCGCGCTCCTGTTTAACATCAACCGCAGCAAGACCGCCAAACCCAAGACCGCCGCCGACTTCATGCCACCCGACCCCCGAGCACCCAAGACCGCCGTTAAGACCGGCGTTAATACCGGCGTCGCGGCTACGCTTGCGTTTGTGAAGGCGATGGTTACTGCGAAAAATCTTAAACCCAAAGGAGATTTCGCCAATGGGTAGGGTTATTAAAGGCAATTTCTCCGCGCTAAAGACTTTCGCTAAGAAAGTTGGCACGCTTTCCATGTCGAATCAGATGCCCCTGCTTAAAGCGGGCATGGCGGCGGCGATTAGGCCGATTCGTGATGATGCGCGGTCGCGTGCCCCCATTGGCGACGAAAAAGACCCTGATCGCGGCGCGTTAAAGAAATCTATGGCGGATAAGGTCATCGGATACAGCCAAGACGCGAACGTGGTTGGGCTTGTGGGCGTGCAAAAGGGCAATTTCGGGACCGGGAAAAAGCCAAAACGGCCCTCAAATTACGCTCATTTAGTCGAGTTTGGGCATAGGTCTGTGCATGGCGGCGGCGCAGTCCCGAACATGGGCGAGAGGGTTAAGGGCGTATGGAATTCCAAAAACAAAGGTTTAAGCATCCGTAAAGGCACGATTAAGGCCACCAGTTACGTTATAGCCAAGCCTTTCCTTGGGCCAGCCTTTGAATCGGGCGTATCGGGCTTGGAAAACACGTTGGGCGAGTCCGTAGCCACCGCCATGACCAAAGAATTTGATAAATTCCAATAACCAACATGGCTAAACGCAGCATCGCAGAGTTCCACGCACGCGCAGACCTTGACGCCTCTCAATTTGAGAAGGGGGCGCAAGGCATGGCCTCGTCCATGTCGGATACCGTGCAACAGATCGAGAAGTCGCTTGGGATGCTGGACATGGCAGCGGTGAAATCGGCGCAGAGAACGGCGTCGGTTTTCGGTAAAGAAGGTATTGGGCCAATTGACGTTTCTGGCGCGGAAAAGTCTTTGCTGGCCGGTCAGGAAGCCGCAGCGCAGCGGCGCATGGAGTTAAACGATCAGATTTCTCAATCCATGACGCGCCGAGTCTCGGAAGAGATGAGGGCGTTTACTGCTTTAGCCCAAGCGCAGAGCGCGTCCAACAGCTTGCTCGCGGACCAGCTCCGACAAGAGGAAGCCGCATCGCAGCGGCGTATTCAACTGACTCGCGGCGTAATGACGGCGCGGATACAATCTATCCAGAACGCATCCGAGTATGAACGGGGTGTTGAGCGGAGCGTTGCGCTTATGCGTGAGGCGAACGCGCAAGAAGCGATCAAGGACCAGCAGAGATTGACCGATGCGATCAGCCGCACCGCAGCGATTCAGAACCAGCTAAACGCCAATATTGGTATAAGCACAAGCCTCGCCCGGTTCGACCCCTCGCAGTCCGCGTTCAACGACCTGCCCGCCAACTTCGCATCTCTCGCCCCGAAGGCGCAGCAGGCGGCTTACGCAGTGTCGTCGGTCAATACGCAGCTCCGCAAGAGCCGCGTCGGGATGATGGATTTCGGCGTCATTACCCAGCAGGCGGGCTACCAGGTGCAGGACTTCGCCGTGCAGGTAGCGGGAGGGCAGAGTGCGCTTGTAGCACTAGCGCAACAAGGCTCCCAGATGCTCGGCTTTTTTGGCCCGGCAGGGGCCATCGCGGGCGCGGTGCTCGGGGTCGGCGTTCTCGCGTCCCGCCTTATGGACACAGCAGCCCAGATGAAGGCCGCTAAAGAGGAGGCAGATAAACTAGCCTCTAGTTTTGAGCGTTTGAGAGACGCGAGGGTAAGCAGAGCTATGTCGGGAGCGGACTTCCAAAAACAACAACAGATACTTACTGGAGAAGTCTCAAAGGCCCAAAAAGAGTTAGCGGCTATTGAAGCGCAAGCAGCGCATCAGAGCAGCATGGTAGCTGGGGCTTCAGCGCAGCCTCGGGGGGGTAATGTATTCGTATATGAGAATGCGGAATCCCAGCGTAAGGCTCAGGAGGAGATTGACGCCTTCTGGGAGAGGAACAAAGGCCGGACCTTTTT